AAGATGCTACTAAACATGCTGATGCTCCAGACTATTATGACGGTGCTCAGTACAGTGGTCCTCTGCTTGGTAAAGTACTAGAAGCAGAATTAATTACCACTGTCTATGATGGTATCGAACGTAATGAAGTAAAACAAATCCGTTGTGCTATTCAGGGTTGTAATACGAGATTTCCTGATATTCGTCATTTGACGGATTTAATTGGTAAGAAAACTCAATAACTTTAACAGGTGCTAGTGTGGTGGAATTGGCATACACAGTGGACTTAAAATCCACCGACGATAATAAGTCATACGGGTTCAATTCCCGTCACTAGCACCATTTTTTATAAAAGGAGTCATAGTGGAAGGAAAAGTTATTAAACATGATTCTGGAGCAACGTCATCGGAATTAAATGAAGATTGGAATGATCTTCCTTTTGCTGGCTTAGTAGCAGCAGCTAGAAGATTTTATTTTGGTAGACAAAAACATGGTAGATTTAAATGGAAAAGGGGGAACAGTGAATTTGCTGAAATGAGATTATCCCATGCCTTAAGACATGCGGCTCTTTTTGCAGAAACTAGAAAACAAGAAGATTTAGATGCTCTTCTTTGTAATTTTATGATGGTTGCTTGGTATAGAATGTATAAGGGATATTTAATTGAGGAAAGAAACTCAATACAGCACTCAGAGAAGAAATAATGTCCGTTATAAAAGATTTCGGTTATACAACAAATCCTATCTGGGTTCTTGTTGATGCTCCATATAACAACGATGCCCAAGATGGAGTTGTTCTTAGCGGTGGCTATGGCTGGAATTTTAAGAAAACATGGAAACTAGGCGGACTCGATCTTAACAGGGACACTTATATCAGAAGCCTTCGTCCATGTCTAGGGGCTACATATGACGCACCGAATGTACTCAGTGCTTTGTTATCCGAATTGGATCGTTATAGACCTACTTTTATAGTACCACTCAGTGATGAGATTCTTAATTATCTCGTTCCTGAGACAACACAAGCGAAAGAAAAGAATAGCAGTTTGATAAAATGGGCTGGCTCTCTATTAAAATCTAAATACCTTTCATACCCTCATTATATAATAGGGAGCCATCCTCCAGATTGGGTTACACGTAACTGGGATTATAATGAAATACAGGCATTTATAGATTTTGGACATGTAAAAGAGGAATTTGATTATTGGAAGAAATATGGAACAATTAATCCATTACCTAGACGCAATCTTGCAGTCGAACCTCTTTACCCTGATCTTATTAGTTATCTTCATGATTGCCTGTCCTTATCTTTGGTATCTGTTGATATTGAAACCATTAGACCACGGAAAAATAGTTTTTATCATGGGATTAATTGTGGGTATCCTTATACTATTGCACTGGCTAAGTCAGCATTAGATGCTATGAGTTTTAGTTTATGGGATTATGATGAAGATCAGTGTTGTCAGATTTGGAGGTTGTTAAATGAGATTCTTACGAAAGTGCCTCAGATTGGTCAGAATTACTTTCTATTTGATTCCCATTATTTGGAAGCACTCGGATTTTCATTATGTCTCAAACGATGCATGGATACCCTTATACGACATCACATACTATGGCCTTCCCTCAAACACGCCTTACATTTTCAAACACGACAGTACACTAGGGAGCCTTATTATAAGGACGAAGGAAAAAATTTCAATGTAAAATATAAGTCAAAATTTATGATTTATAACGCAAAGGACGCTGCTGTGACTTATGAAATCTATGAAAGGCAAGAAGAAGAATTTAATGATAGACCGTGGCTTAGATAGTGATTATGTACCACCGTATATCCTACCAAAAGGATATAGAGCCGCTTGTCATTTACATAAAGAGATTCTATTGTTTAAGACAATAGATGATTGTATGAAGCATAATAATGAAAAACATGATTATCGTAAAATAAATGTATTATAAAACAAAAGGAGCTAACAATGGCAAAAGATATTCTTGGTAATAAATTATTAATAGGAAAAAAAATCTTTCTTAATGGTGTTATATATACCATCAAAGAAGTTAATGAGAATCGTATTCTAGGGGGCAAGGCCATGACACAAAATCGTGGAGTAGCTATTAAAATTCCAGATACTCTAGTTCTTGAAGCTGATTTTCCTTTTGATGCAGATAAGCCTATTAATGGTTTTATGGTAATGGAGCCACCAGAGACTAATGCACCGGAGGCATAATGACAAGACCATATAATACCAATATTATTGATAGATTTTTATCCCACTTAGAAAATGATGGAGATTGTATTATATGGACAGCAGGAAAAAATAATTCTGGTTATGGTTGGATAATGGGTAGAAGAAAACCTATAGGTGTTCATGTATTTTCGTATGAACTACATTCTGGAAAAGAAGTAATATCAAACTATGAACCACATCATAAATGCCATAATAAACTATGTGTCAAATTTGAACATCTTGAATTATTGACAACTAAAAACAATTTAAGAGCTAATCATGAAATATGCAAAAATGGTCATCAAATTATAGATGATAATATTTTATATGAAAAAGGTAAAAGAAGATGTAAAAAATGTAGATTAGCTTATAGAAAAAGATATTATAAGGAGGTACAATGCAAAACCTTATAACATCTACTTATGAACATGAATTAGCTTACCATTTTCATAGGATTGATTTAAGAGGATTGATGATAGATGTTCCAAAGAAGGAACAAGTCCGTGTTCATGTACAAAAAGAACTAGACGATAATTGTGTCTTTCTCACAAATATGTGGGGTTTTCCAGTTTACATCGGCGCAAACAATAATCCGGGGGATAAGAACTCTCTAAATGTTAACTCTACACAAAAATTATTAGAATCATTGAAATCACTAGGTTACAACGTCCCGAAAATACGCAAAAAGGATGAAGAAACAGATGAATATGAACTTGTTGACAGTGTTGCTAAACTTGCGCTTGTGAAATTATTAGCAGATCCTACTCGTTGGCCGTCGCAGGGTGCTGGCGACGGCATAAAGAAGTTGTTGGAAATAAAAGAAGCCATCACTTTTAGAAATAGGTATCTAAATGCACGTTTATTCAAGGACATCTACTTCAGTAACTACAACGTTGCCGCTACCCTTACAGGAAGAAGAGGTAGTAAAAAAAGTATCTTTGGCCTTGGAGGAAATGCTCAGAATTTTCCCTCAAGAGGCCGCCTTTCTAGTTTATGGAAAGAATGTATCATTGCGCGTAAAAATAGAATATTTTTCTTCGTAGACCAAATAAGTGCCGAAGATTGGCCTGTACAGGCATTGTCTAATAACACAACGGCTCTAGATGAAATGAGACGTGGTGTTAACAGACATTATAAGTTTGCAAGTCAGATCTTCAATATAAGCGTTGATGATTTAAAAAGAGCACGTAATAACGAAGGTGGTCTATATACCCCAGAACAGGTATATACTGCCGAGATGCAATATTATATGGGTAAGAAAGGGCGTCATGCCAATAATTATGGTATGCAGCCAACACGTCTAAGTGAATCACTGGCTGCCGAAGGTGGTTTTACAGTACCAATAGAGACATGTAAAAACATCCTTGCTACCATAGATCGGATTGATCCTAATGTTAAACGAGTGTACCATAAATATATCCAAGAATGTCTCGCCAGTTCCTTACACAAACTTGTTACTCCGTTGGGAAGGGAAAGACAATTTCTTGGCCTACGCAGTGGTGAAAAGAATTACTCAATATTTAATGAAGCATATTCTTATATCCCCCAAAGTACAGTGGGTGACAATACAGGTCTTGCAGTCTGCGAACTTGAGAAATGTCATAATTATATATTACAGGACGGACATGACAGCTTGTGTCAAGAATTACCAGATAATGAGTCAGAGTTACGAAGAGTTTTTGCCAATACTGCAAAAGCATTTAAGAGAGTTATTACATTCCATAACGGAGTGCAGATAGAGATTCCGATAGAGGGTATGATTGGATATGATTGGCTACATAAGGAAAAGATGAAAGTATATACGGAAGATTGTCTTATTGAGACTTATAGAAAGGTAAAGGAGCTATATCCAAGATGCAACAAATCTACGATGATGACTACGGTGTAAAAGAATTAATAGAGTTATGTACAAAAAGGGCCGCAGATAAAGGGTGGCATGATACAACAATAACTTTTTCAGATGCCATTGCTTTAATGCATACAGAATTGTCGGAAGCATATGAGGAATATCGTAAGCATCATGACTACAATGAAACATATTATGACCAAGGACATATAAAACCAGAAGGTATTCCAATAGAACTTGCAGATCTTGCCATTAGATTATTCCATTACTGTGGTTATTTTAAAATAAATCTAATGGAAGCTATTAGACTGAAAATGGAATATAATTCTGCTCGTCCATATCGTCATGGTAATAAAAAATCATAAGAAGAGGCTTTTGTGGCCAGATTGCTTGGAAAGAGTTGGCTTGATTCTTTTATGGATTATTGTGACAATATGGAAAGTCCAAAGGAATGGTTATTATGGTCAGGAATATCAACTTTATCTTCTACAATAAAACGTAATTGTTATATCTGGTACAGAGGAATTAAATTTTTTCCTAACCAATACATCATTCTTGTTGGACCACCTGGAATTGGCAAAGGTGAAGCTATATCTAGAGGATATGACCTAGCCTTTAATGCTAAGTGTGTCAATTATATTAAAGATTGGCATACACCACAAGAAATACTTGAAGAGTTATCGGAAGGTTTTAGTACAGTAAATTTAAAAGTAGGGCAGATTATAACAACAAACATTCTAAAAGATCATACAACATGTATTATCGCTCCAGAATTAGCTGTATTTCTTCAAAATTATGATAACATGCACAGTTTGTTATGTGCATGGTGGGATCAGAATAAGTTTGAATATAAGACAAAGAATAAGGGAAAACATGCCATTGAAGATATGTCTGTTAGTTTACTTGGTGGGTGTGTTCCTGATTATGTGCGCTCCTTATCTAAGGACAGGTTGGCACCTATTACTGGCGGTTTCACTGCTCGTACTATTTTTGTCTATGCTACAGATAAATATCAATTAGTAAAGAATAACTTTGGCGCTCCAAAACAAAATATATCCAAATTAAAGGATGATCTTATCAATGATTTAAAACATATTAGTAACTTGCAAGGAGAATTGACTATAGATGACCAAGCAGCGAAACTTTGGGAAAAAGTCTACGAAGCCCATAACAGACGCAGGGATAATGATAGTGATGCTAGTCAGAACTTTAAATCCAGAATCTCCTCTCATATTATCAAAACGGCCATTACAACCAGTATTTCTGAGTCAGATAGTTTCACAATCACAAGAGATCACTTACAAAGAGCTATTAGCTATGTTGAAGGAATCAGAGATAAAGTTGATATTGTTTTCAGGAGTGTTGGGGAAAGTCCGATAGCTTCGATACAGGCAAAGCTACTAACTTATATTGATTCTGTTGGTATGGCATATTATAAATCTATTGTTAGGTTTATGTATCGTGATGCAACAACAGATCAGTTATTACAAGTAATAACAATTTTAAAATCTGCTGGTCTTATAGCAGAGAAAATAGATTTGAAAGGACAAATATATTATGAATCCACAAAAACCACAGGAAACCCATAGTGAACCAGATTATTACATAAGGCAATCTCAGACTATAAAAGCTGAAAATAAGAAGAAAAGTTATTTTGCTCGTATGGAAAAAGAACATATGTTAAGGGAGAAAGATAATTGGGCTAACATCAAAGATGAATATATGATCCAACCTATCTTCGGTGGCGATGGACGGGTCTTAGTAAAAGTGGATGGACACAAAAGTAAATATGATTGTACTGCATGTAATGGTAAGGGACATACAGAACTTCCATGTGGTCGTTGTCAAGGTAAAAAGGTCTCTTTTAATGGTATCTCAGAAGTACCATGCCCTACATGCTCTGTAGGAGAATCCGATGGTCGTAAGACATATGGTTTTCAATTATGTGAACAATGTAAAGGTCGTGGGGGGACGATTATTATTCCAGATACTAGTCAACGAAACACAGACTCAGGGGATGTTCTGGCGATCAGTACAGTGGGAATCACTATTATCAAACCCGGTATGAAGGTACTTTTGGCTACTTATTCAGGAGTTCCATTTAAGTTTATGGATATTGATTTCAAGATAATGATAGAAAAAGATATTCTTGGGATAATTATACAGTTAAAGAAAGTTGCAGACGGTATGCATCAAGATTCATATGCTGATATGGAAAATCTAGGTGTAGCGAGAGAAGATTAATATGAATATTATAGAAGCATTAGCTGATTGTATTATGCGTTTTGAAGGATGGAATGCTCCAAATTCTATTATTTATCCAAAAGGTAGTACATCATGGCGGAATAGAAATCCTGGAAATCTTAGAGATAGTATTTTTAAGATCGGAGAAGATGATAAGGGATATGCAATATTTCCATCATTTTCTTCTGGATGGTCGTCATTAACTCATGATATAAGTCTTAAATTAAATTGTTTATCTATCCATAAACTTACAGCACAGAGTACATTACATGATTTGTTTAGTATCTATGCTCCAGCTATAGATAATAATGATCCACAACACTATTCAAAGATTATAGCTGGCTGGTTAAATATAATTTATAATACAAATTTAATAACACCAGATACTAAATTAGGTGATCTGGTGAAATTAAAATAAATATCACAGATTCCATTTGAGACATTTTCCTTGTACATTTATAACAGCACAGGTATTCCAACCATTCGTGTTGTTTATACCTTGTGAAATATCATTAATCCCTTCACCTATAACTACAATACGTCCTAGCCAATCGGCTATCCTTTCATGGTGTGCTCGGTGAGCTATATACTGTACTCCGAGCACACTAACTATTCCTAGTATAGAAATCGTGGCTTGGCCAATAGTACCATGAGTTTCAAATGGTCTTGCTATTGGGTTATTTTCTTTTGCTCCATACTGTAGAGCATTTTGAGCAACATAGCCATCGAAGGCTATTTCTCCTGCTAGTATAGATGTAACAGAGAAACGCTCAACTGTCCAGAATTTTTGTTGTCTTTGAGCTATACAACTGGGTACAATTAGAATAAAGAAAATGAAGATTAGTATCCTTGGCATATGTAGTACCATATATAAGTTGTACTTGGATCAAGTGCTGGCGTTCCAGAATAAATAAGCCATGCAGCTGTGCCAGACAGTATAGATATTGGTTGTCCATAAACATCAGCACTAAATTGTTGAGTAACTGTACAAGATGATAATGTAGTAAAAGGAGTGCTATATCTTACAGTAAGAATAGTGGAATTTGCCAAGGTTGATGTGCCTGTATGTACCGCAACACCCCCTACTTTATCTAAACTACCAGTATTAAGAACTGCTGTACCACCTGAACTATTTCCTGCACCAGGTCCGACAGTGATAGTTGGAGTTCCTCCAACACAAAGGTAAGAACCAACAATTCCAGAAGCAATATTTAAACAACCATCAGATAATGGTAGTCCAAGTGTTCCACTTAATGTTGCATTATATGTCGCAAATGTATTAGTAGCATCGTTAAATTGCAAATTGATATTAGCAGTAAATCCACCAATACCATTATTATAAGGAATATAATAATGAAACCCAGGAACACCAATATTACCAATAGTTGTCCATGAACATGCTCCACCACCAACAGTATAACATCCTTTTAAAACATTAGCTGTGGTATCCCAATACAACCCTCCTGAACCTCCAGTAACTTCGGAAGAAGAATAAGCTCTATTAACAGAAGGTGCAGCAAATACAGCAGGAGGAATAAGAATACTACTAAGAACACCTGATAGATTAACAGCAGTACCTGTAATCGGTAGACTTATACTACTTCCATTAGTTACTGTAGCATTTGGATATATAGTAAAGGTCCACAATGCTCCTGCGGGTGTTATTTTATTCGTATTATCAAGAATAAGAGTAAATAATCCTGCACCATTTGTTACAACAGTCTGAGGACTATCTGTTATAGCAAGCCCATTATTAAGAGGTAACCCTGGATTATTAGGTGCAGGACGGAGGGTAGCTATTACCGTAGCACCTGACCATATTTGGGAGTTACTATCTGTTAACGTAGCTGTTACAGTTGTATATGATGCTTGTCCATAAAGATTAGCAGCCAGTATTAGCAGGCTCATCAAGATTATTAATAGCCGTTTCATAATCCTCCCAATTTACACCTATTTCAGAGGCAACAATATGTTCAATTACTGTAGCAAACTGATGTTCTCTAAAATACGGAGCATTTATATCATTACCAGGATCAGAAAAATCTCCCGGTAGTCTTTTCTGTTCGTACTGTTTATCAAACTCAGTAATATGTTCTTCTTTTACTCCTCTTATTTTTGTTAGAAATTCTTCAATTAGTTCATGTACGGCAACAAGAAATTCATACTTCCCGTTATTTAAATCACTCACAAATATTTTAGTTATCCCATCTTCATAATAGTAATCACCGCAAGTAGGATAACGCTGGCGAAGATGTGGGATAGTTTTTATTTCAATATTAATCACCTAAGCCACCCCTGCCGAGCAAGAGTATTATATCGTTCAGTTGTTGTCTTTTCTATATCATTTCTATATTGCATATTTGGTATATTAATCCTCTTTACTTTCTCTTCTACTTTTCCCCATGCTTCTTGTATAGATCCACCGGTTTGTATAGGAGCGGCAACAAAGCCACTAATACCAACAGTACAAAGAGCATCATGTCTATCAGTACAGCAATCGTATAGAAAGCAATTTTTAAATATATCATCTTCTTCTATACCTTCAATAGGAACTTCTTCAGGATGTTCACCCTCTATTTCTGTTGGATATGGGGGAATACTAAGACGAGTAGCAGCAGCATAATTATGACTATAATTGTATTCAGGTTCCACTCCAGAAGCAATGGCGCCTAGAAAATCACCAAGGCAATTATCAAGACAAGCAAAAATAGTAGCAGAAGCATCGTAACCAAATCTCGGTGTCCATTCAAGTCCGTAGATTTTATTATCTGAAACTATAGTATTAAGATCCACCATACCATGATAATTATATTGATTTAGAAAATCTTTAAGTTTTAGCAGTCCTTCTTTGAAAATAGCAGGTGGATTAATTTGATCGTATATCCATACAAGATTTCCAGCACAACCAGTATTCGGACCTTTATTTCCTTCCATGAACTTCTTTTCTTCGAGAGTGGCATTTATAAAAAAGAAGTTCTGGCCATTAAACCATGCCTCAGTACTGATCTCAGTACCTGTTACTACTTCTTGTAAGATAAATTCAACATCTTTTGTAATAGAGCCAAGTTTATCAAGGTACTTGAGCATATCATCTGCTGTCTTACTGACATATGTTGTTGCCGTATCTTGTTCTTGACCTCCGTTAGGTTTAAAGACATATCTTTTATTTGTTTTCTTAATAAACTTTTTCGCTGCACTAATGTCATTAAATGTTTCATAAAATGGGACATTTATACCACATCCCTCCATTACCTGTATCCCGAAGAGTCTATCATCTTCAAGTTGTGTATTAAGATCACCATCACCAATACAAGGAATACCTAGACTAATAACCTCTTCTGCAATCTTCGGACGGCCAGTTAAATCAAATAGAACAAGATCATATTTTTTAAAATTCGGTTTGGTTTTGAACGGTCTCGTAATCAGACCATCCAAAACCAAACCATATTTTTCATAGTTATCACAATACCAAATATCGACATTGTGGCCTTCTTGTTCTAATTGAAGAGAGAACCAGTTGCCGTATCCGCTATAAGTAACTATGAGTATTTTAGCCATTTTCTTTTAATTACTTTTTACCAGTAGATTTTGCTTCTAGTGGCATATGACGTTCACTAGCCCAATCTTCACCTTTATGTCTTGGTTGAACACCTACTGTTTCGGTAGTTCTATTTTTAATAGAACCACCATCAATCTTAGTAGGTGCTCCTTCTGTAGCTCCGTCATAACCAGTTCTATCATTATGACCGATGTTTTTAATAGCTTCTACAACTTCTTTTGCAGTATGGAAATGTGGAGCTGTCATTACTTTTTCTCCTTGTTTTTATTATGTTCTGCCATATACTCTTGTTCGCCTTCTAACTCTTCTTTCTGATATTCAAGATCACTTCGTTCATTAAACTTATTAAGTTCCTCTCTAGCTAGATTTATAAGTCTTGGAGAATTGGATATAGTTGCTCTTAAATAATTATTAGTGAGTTTTATACCCTCCGTACTAGTTATAACTTTTGCTGTTCTATTAAGTGCATATGATAACAATCCTGTATGTGTCAAAGTTTTAGGACTAAGCCCAGATCTAATAGGTGATAAAAATAACATAAGGTTCATAAACTTACCAATAGAAGAACCCTGTGCATTACGGCCAACAAGACCAACAATTTTAGTGAATTCTTCTATATTTTTATATCCAGTTTCACCATATATAGCTTTAAGTCTTTCTTCTCCAACCTTATTAAGAGTATCAACCCAATGATCTCCACCAAATTTTCTAGCCATTCCTGGGGCACCCTTAGCAACAGGATCTTTAAATTTAGTAAGAGTCTGACTAAGCATATCTCTCATTATTCTATTCTGAGCCTTGCCTAAAGTATCAGGATGCATTTCTTCAAGAGTAGAAACAAAAGTTCTAACATCTTCATGTGCAAAGGAACTTGATGTTAACATCCCGGCAATAGCTTCTGGTTTGTTTGTTTTTATAATACTTTGTGCAAGTTGATTCTTATATTCTTTTACAAAATTCTTATAAAGATTAGTTTTAGCAAGATACTGCTCTGCTTGTTTTGCAGAATATCCTTTCTTTATATAAGCTGTCCTAGCAGCATCAACAGCTTTTTGTCCACTATTTTCTCCTGACTCCATAGCCGTTTTTACTAATTTACCCATTTCTTCAGGAGTGCCATCAAATTTAGACATACCTTGTGCAAAAGATTCGATCTTATTTACTATCTCTCCACTTTGTCCCGCCTTAAATGCTTCCATAGTTCCGGCGGAGGGAAATAAGTTTCCTAATAAATCTTCAACGTATCTAGTGATCTTTCCACCTGCTCCAGTTTCACTAGGAAGTAATTTAATTCCATTTTTTATAACAGCATGTGGTATTTTAGAAAGAGCCTTAAAAAATAACTCACCACCAATATCTCCAACTTTTTGTAAAGCCCCTTGTTTTGCAGTTTCTATAACTATATCAGAAACTATCTTTCTTGCACCTTGTGGAGCCTCTAAGAATGATGGACGAACTGTTATATCTTTAATAACTTGACCTATTGCTCCTCCAAGAGCAGCACCAGGAGATCCTCCAACAATTCCACCAGCAGCACCGCCTATAGATGGTAAAGATGTTCCTATATAATCTTTAGTAGCTGATACATTTTCTTTAGGATCGCCAAGACCCATACTAACTTTAGTTCCACCACCTACAGTTAAACCTGTAGAAAATTTTGCTTTTAAAGATGGAGTTTCAGAAGGTACTTCTTTTTTAGCAGATTCTCCAGACGCAGTAAGCCATTTACCACTTTTATCTTTGACCCATCCTTGTTTGGTAAAATACTTGTCTATTCTCTGTGGAGAGATATTCTTAGAGAATTTATACTTTTTACCATCAGGACCAACTACTTCTTGTTTGTCGGTAGTAGCTGTAGCGGTATCTGCCATTTATTTACTCCGGTATTTCATCATCATTTACATCTACTTCTGGGGATTCATCTGTTTCTTTTTCACTATCACTCATTGTAATAATACCCATTTGTTGCAAAGCCTTAATTTTATTTTGAGTCTCATCTAAACTTTTCTGCGTCATTTTGATAGCCATATTATTCATACCTATCTTCTGACGCATCAATTTAGAATCAGCATCATTAGCAGCACCGAATTTAATACCAAATAAGGAAGAACCTTTTTTATCTAACTCTGCTTGTATTTTAAGATTTTCCTCTATAAGAGTTTTAATTTGAGTATTATATATAGTAGCTTCTTTACTAAGACTTCCTAAAATAGTTTTATCCTTCTCATTAAGATTCTTATCATTAGCTATACTTGTAAGAGCATTTATTCTTTTATCCCATGTAGCTGCAACAGTCTGAGCCTTAATAATTTCAGCTCTACTACGAATCTCCGCAGCTTTTTCTACACCTAATGCTCGTACATTAGCAGCATCTATAATCTTATCTGCATGGTATTTTTCAGCATCTGCTCTGATTTGTGCAGCTTGTTGTATAGCAGCAGTTCGCTCTTCATTAGATTTAGCAGTTTGTAAAGATTTATACATATCTACATTTGCTTGTAAAACTTTATTAGCACCTGGTATAACTCCAGCCTTAATAGCCGCCGCCTGTGCCTGTGCTTGTGGACCAAGACCTAATCTTTGTGGTTGTTGTCCTATTAATTTCTGAGCAGTAGGATTAAGAGCAGTCTTATCTCCTTCTTGTTGTTTCTTATTATATTCTTGCCAAGCAGTCATCATTGCTTGATTCTCTGCTTTGTTTTTACCACCACCAAATAAGTCAACATTAAAGGCTTTCTGTAGCTGTTTAGATTTCTTAGGATCTTTAGTAATATCGTTTATTCTATTTGTATTTGTCTCCAATGCCTTTTGTGCTTCCTGTATCTGTTCTGGGGAACTATCAGGAGCTTGTAATACTTGTTGTGCCTCAGTACGTCCTTGCGATGCCTCCATCAATGTCTGTATATCCATTGACAAGGCACGTTGCTTTTTAGCTTGAATATAATCAGTACCAGACTTTATCAAACTAGCCGCCCCACTTATAACAGTCTGTCTATCCGCACGTTTTCGACCACTAACAGTTTGAAACTCATTACCTGCTTTAGCAAACTGTGGTTGTGGTGCTTGGAATCGTGGTATAGGTGGAGGTTGTACCATAGGAGCAGGACCAAAAGCAGTCATATTCTGCTGCCTTCCCTGTACCTGACCAGGAATCATTCCTTGTGTAGCAGTAGCAGCAGCATCTAAAGTATTAGGAACAGCAGCACCGGGATCATTATCAGCCATAATATTTTACCTTCAAAATTTATATAAAAGGTGTCTCTTCGGTACTATAATTAGGAACATTTGCTCCGCCTAATGCTTGTCCTGCACTGGCGGACTCCCAATAACTCTGTGGATACATACTCCACCAATCTTGGGGATTATTAGAACCAGAATTATAAGGCCCAACACCTGAAGTTCCACCCATTCCACTAATACCAAAGGGATTTGTTGTAGCTTGTGGAGTACTACTAAATCCACCACCACCACCACCATTATTATTTTGCACTAACTCATTAGCTCCACCGGCCATTAAACTAGTACCAGCACCTAAAGCCATTAAACTCATACCACCTGTAAACGGTGCTCCAACAACAGATGCTACATCTAAAGCAGCACCGCCAGCCATTTCAAGGCCACCAACAATATCACCCCATATACCACCATTAGCAGCTTCACTATGCATAGTTGGTAGTATACCTTCTAACAAACTCAACTGTTCTTGCTGAGCTTGCATATACATTGTTGCCATTGTCTGCTGTTCATTAAGATCAAACTGACTAGCAAAGTTGCCAATACCAAGAGCAGCAGCACTACCAAAACGAGCACCTTCTGCACCAAAGGCTTGTTCTTGTGTAGCAATACCCTGATTATAAGCTGGTTGCATTGCATTCATATACGCAGCCGCAACTTGTGGATTAAATAATCCCTGTGTCAATATCGAATCTATACTATGTCCAACACCCTCACCATAAGCAGAATCTAATTCACCCATCAGACCAAAATCAGCCCCGCCATAGGGTAAACCATTACCACTACTTAACCCCTGCATACCAGAACCACTACTACCAGTTCCGTATATTCCTTGATTCGCCATTGGTGTTACATAACCACTGGACCCTCCTGCTGGCGAGCCTCCGAACATATTATACGAAGGAAAACCATAACTACTTTTAGTATTATATCCACCCGGAATCATACCTGTAGGATTAGTACCACCAAATACAGGTGCAGGAGCATTGTTCCCTGGAAGATTTCCAAAACTTGCGCCACTAGATCCCATTTTAAGTATACCTCCGAACTACAGGTCGCATAGCACGACTATTAAAACTTGCATTACGTTCTGCTGGAGTTTTCTTTACAGTTATAAGTCCTGGCATATCACTACCATACTTATCTTTATAACCGAATAATTTTTGATGATAATTAGAAGCAATTTCATTCATACCTACATCGTCACAGATTTTTTCTGCCGTATAATATACAACAATATCAGACCAATCATCCGGCATGAATATTTCAGAAGCACCAAGCTCACTAGCTAATTGAGTATTTGTTTGTGCTTGTAATAATTTACCTTTTGATATATTAAACGGATGCTCCCTTTGATACCTCATTTGACAAGCATAGGGATTATTTGGCATTTGGCCAACAATAATAATACCCTTATTCTTTTTATCACCATGTATAGTATATACACTCGGAATACCAAGTATCTTAGACATTGGTTCTACAACACGGAGATCACGTTTATTTATTTCATATCCTGTACTCTGACCTTCTACTGGTTGTCCACTAGTATCGAAATAGATGAACCAAGAAGTAATAAATGTGAGTCTATGATCTGTAGCATTTATAAATGGATTTCCCTGTATACCATTAATATCATAACCAGCAATAGGATATTCCGCTTGGTTAACAATAAAATTAGAAAGCGGACCAGTTACCTTAAGTTCTTCAAATTCGATATTCTCAGTAAGATCAAGAATAGCAACAGCAGTATAGTATGGAATAATAGCTGCAAATTCCGTCCGTTGTCGTAATTTTCCAATTACTGGTCCTACAAGATCATTAATAATCATTTAAGCACCAATAAAATATTCAACTAAGCATCCAACTGCACTAGCTGTTAAAGTAAGTGCTGTAAAACCTGCATTTGCTCCAGCATTAGATTGCCAAATAAATAATTGATCTCCAGGATATAACTGTGGGTATATCGCAGCAACACCACCTTTAGGAGTAATAGTTGGTGTTACAAGTAATGCTGCATCATTATTTTTAATATATAATTGATAACAAATTGCTGTTGGTAAAGGAATAATATTAGCTCCATTAGCACAGACAAAATATTCTGTCATCTGTGCTAATACAGAATCAAAATTAGGATTTCCAGTTCCCCTATTAACTATAACATTCTGCGTAGAATCTTCTTGTGCAGTAATATTAGCTACAAGTGTATTGGTAATTTTATTCGCTGCCATTGTATATATCCTTAGTGTATAAAGACTCTGAATTTAATATGTGCCGTAGAACTTGCTAAGAATGCTAGTGTCTTTGTCCATGTTGTACCGAAATCAAATATCGCAGATGAAGCACTTAAATATTTAACATCATAGAACTTTGGTATATAACCAAGATTATGATTAATAGTAATAGAAGAATTAGCTGCACCACTGTCAGCAATCTCTATCTTCTTTCCTTGTATATTTTGATCCTGTGTTCCTATACCAGTACCAAAACTAATATTCTTATTAAAAAGCTGTTGTATTTGGTCCATGAACAACTTTTCACCTATATTTTTATAGCCAACCGTAGATAATCTTCTAAGTTTCATAATCTACATCTGCGCTGCTTCATCAGCGTTTCCACACATTACTAATTTTGTTATTGCTAATGGACCTTTACCACCAGTAACTGTTATAGATGGTTGAGGCCTTTCTCCAGTTATAACCCCATATGGAGGAGCTATCTTTACTGTATGTATTCTATTATCAGGAAAAGCATTCTTTCTTGCCTTTGTCATTTGTGTATATGGTATAATCGGTATATTAACTGGAATAACTACATTTATAAAATTATCTTGAATCTGACTAAATACTGTAATATTAATATTGAAGGAGACAGCTCCAATCTCTCGATACTTCAATATTATTAGATGAATACTACACGATCTACCTTCACCTGGAATATTCCCAAAATTAGCTTCTTGTCTAAATGTATACTGTGAATTCTCTTCACAATTAAAATTTGTAGCATCTATCAAAGTTATAAAGGCTTTACCCGTAATTATATTATACGAAGGAACTAGTAATAATCCACTAGATCCAAACAAACCTCCTGTACTAGTAATAAGTCCAGGAGTACCTCCAGTATTAGAATTACCTCCAGTAGGACCACCACCACCAATAGGATATTTTCCACCACCAGGAAAATGAGTACCACCACCATTAGGATTACCGGGCATATTAGCTCACGTAAGACCAACGAGTTTGACCTGTAAAATTACAGTTACTTTTAAATTCTCTTACCCATGAATCATCTTCAATAGAATATACCCAGGTTACTGAGTTCTGTCCTTGTGGGATATTCAATCTATAATGATTATACACATAACTAGGAGTATAATATGGCACTATAGAACCAATAGGATAAAATGATGCCTGAGCTAAGTCATTAAAAATAGCATCACGAGCAACACCACCAACTTTCTTAAAGCCACCTAGAGAGACATTGTAAATATCATCTACAGATATAAATATCCCAATGGGACCAAAAGAGGCATAGCCAAAAGGTAATGTATTACCTATCCCACGATCACTAGCCCATAGATGATTAAAACTAAATGGATTAATCCCACTACCACTGTTTGAAATCATCTCTGTAATACCATTGGTTCTTAATATAAATGCCGTTGTTCCAACAGTAAAGGCTCCTGTTATAGAATCTGGTACATCTAATTCATCATTAAAACCTGCACCAAGATTAACATTTGGATCCCATATAGTAGGAATACCTGACGGTGACCATCTTATCCTTTGTGGATAACTTCCTGTTGATTCCCTTGTGTTCAACATTATTAATTGAGAATTTAACTCAATTAGAAAAAATGCACCAGCAGTATAACCATTAGTAGCATCTACAACACCAATAGAACTAAATCCATTAGAATAAGCTGGTTTGCCATTTTCTGTCCATGTGATAGAACCGTCAGTAGTCTGTGCTCCTAATGTATTCCCCCAAACAGGATGAGCACCTGAACCACTCATACCTGTATTACCAGCAATTTGTATATTACCGTTACTATCTAGTATTATCGAACCTGATAAATACGTAGTCTTAGATTTCCATATACTAGGGGCGCCTATACTAGTAATTCCATCCCACATCCAAAGGTTAAGACCACCATTAGTCCAGAAAAATTTATTTACAAATACTGAGGTTGCTGCTGGAATATTTGGACCCGGCTGTGCTGGATACTGACCAACTAATTGCCATGCCTTTTTAGAAGATTTCGGATTAGTCCACCAATTCGAGTTTAATTGCCATAGTCCCGTACTTGTAACTGCTACTGTATGTACTACAGTATTAGCGTCCATAAAGGATGTAATAATATCAATAACTTTACCATCAGGCGGAGGCGGTATTATATTTCCATTCTGATTAGGTCTAGTTCTAAGTTCTCCATTCTTCAAGATAAAATTATTAATATAAGGACTATATTCTTTACCTATAACATCTTCAGGCAAAGCAGTATTAACACCCTTGAATGGTCCTTGATATGTAATCTCAAAGTAGTTTTTAGACATAATAATATACTTTAATATTTATTGAATTACAGTATTATCACTTGCTATTTTAATCTTTTTTCCTGAAATAGTCATAAAACTAACTGTACTAGTTCCGGCAGGAAAAGTCGCTCCAATAAAAACATCTGAACGAGCATTTTGTATGCCATAATAATTCCATTGACAGCCACCACCATCTATTACCGTCCCAGGTATCCATGTTACAGGCGTATCAGCCACACAACCAGTCGTACTTGCATCTAACACATATGTATAATTATGTGAGTTTCCTGCTTGTGGTGTAATAATATTACCTGTTGTATAAGTATTACCACCATAAAAATCCAAACCACCAACTACAAGAGTATTTGTAACTGTTCCACAACTACCGGAACATGCTGTAACATTAGTTGTATTAGCTATACTAAAACTAGTTGCCCCACTCGCAGTCAATTGAACCTGCATACCACTTAAAACATTCCACGGAGCAGGTAATGTACCAAGTGTTACTAACTGATTAACTCCGGGATTATATACATTAGCTACTCCCGTAGCCATCTGTGTTGTAAAAGTAACCTTGGTACCATTACCAACAATTCCTATAATATTAACCGGAGCACAAGTTGGACCACAACCAAATGCACCCATACCATCTGATGTAACTGTGTAGAAGTATCCTGTCTGAGAGACATCAAGAGTACATTGTAAGGCATTAAAAATATTACTTACTGACGAAATATAACACAAACCAAGACGAACAATAGGCATTGGGCCATTAACAGTAGATGTATTTGTACAAGGTATTCCAGTAGCTCCAGGAGCTGAATTAGATAACGAACTCCCTGTAGGTAATGCCGGTGCTGTATTAGCATAAGCACATGCCGCATTCGCTGCACTACTTCCAGGAGTTTCACTTACTTGTGTAGCCATAACTTCACCAATACCTGCTCCTGTGAATGGATTGAACCCAGTACAATCTGGGGGAGTAGTTGGTGACCAGTATGGATATAAACCACCACAACCATTATTCTGTCTATTTCCATTAGAAATATAGTTAGTCGATGCTTCTACCGAACTTGCTAATATCACCGGATTTGTATCATAAAGATTTGAATTAACTGTCGAGTCGTGCATATCCATATATCCCGGTGATGGAACATTTGGATTCAATAATAATGAACTAGATGGACAATCTTGTAAATTACTAACAAGTCCATTATCACAAACTACATAGAAATCACTTGTAGCAGGAGTATATGGTCCTCCAAACTGTCCTGCTGATGTAAGAACAGGTGTATAAACTACTTGAGTAGTTTTACCAATTTCATGAGATAAACCTAAATTCATCTTTCCAGAGTGACCTTGACCAGTAAAATTCCCGGCTGCTACATTTGGATAAGTAGCAGGATTTTGGTTAAATAACCAATAATACTGAGCATTACTATCTCTTGGGCATGTTGAAGTACAACCATTAAGTGAAAAGTACGCGGAGATAAATCCCCACAAAGGACCACGAGTACCATTGGAATCATGAATTGTATAAGCACTTGAACAAGCTCCAGCAACACCTCCACAATTAATCATATTTATTGGAGCTTGGTATCCATAATCTCCAACTGTCCATCCTGCGGGAATACCTGTTATAAAAGGCAATCCAGAATAACCTGTACCTCCCCAACCACTAGTAATAGCTAAATGATTCGCATCTGTATATGTAACCGGATATACCGCACCAATAGGAGTTGTAGTACCTCCTCCAATTTGTATAGCATTTGTAGTAGAAGTGAATCCAGTGGTTCCAGTACAATTTGGAACACCTGTAGTACTTGTCCATGTAACAATACCACCAGCACTTACATTTACCGATCCACAATTACCATTAGGACCAAGAGCTTGTGTTCCTACCGACCATGCACCCCTATTATTTAATCCTCCAGACGGAGTATATGTTGACGCTGCTGTGCCAGTATTATAAATACGACAACCTGCTGGTATAGATACATTAGTAGATGTACTAATAGCACTAGTACTAGAATTCCATGTATAAATGGCAGTAATTGTCCCTGTATCTTGCCCACCATTTGAAAATTGATTCATTGAATAACTAACTTGAAAAACTGCATCATCTGATGTTATAGATAGTTGCCCATTCCATGTACCATTAAAAGATTGTGCAGTTGAATTTGCTAAGCAATTACCAGGAGCTGAAAAATCATAAATCGTATTCTGAGTGTATCTTCCCGCAGTCGGTGTAAGACCACTCATATAATAACATTGTCCAGTCGCTACACATTGGGTAAAATTATATTGCACAATAGCACAATATGATCCCGGACAGTTTGTAGTCGGTTGCAAAGCATATACATAATATTTTGTAGTCTGTGACATTGGTGCTTCGTTACCAATAGTCAAAAGGGGATTACTTGAATAACTTGCATTATAATTTTGACAAGCAAAAGAATCAAGTTGACTACATTGCAGTGATTGTACACAAAAAGCCTTGCCTGAGCAAATGGATGAGTTATTAGTAAAATTTGATGTTAAGAACCAATACTGTCTTAATCCATCCGAGTTTCCAGAAACACTTACCATTGAATCTTGATAACCCCAATTCTTCTCTTCGTCAGCTCCTGATGGATTATTTACAATATCTGTACCAGGATGTAATGGAATTGTATTACCATCCGTTAGTCGCATCTCTGGTAAACCAACGTTATTTGTAAATATAATTCCTGCACCAGTATAACCCAAATCAGTTGACCAATTTGAATACCATATTGGTAAAACACCAATTGTAAATGGACTTGTACTACAATTATCACCACCAAAATAAGGTGGACCTGTGGGACCATAGACTAAGTGCGTAGAATTATTACAAGTACCATTAGCCTGACCAAAGGTAATAATAGGTAATAACAAAAAAATAAAGATTGTTATAAAATATTTCATTCTTGAATCACCATTGCTCGACGACGTAATGTACCACTACCAGTTACTTCTTTAAAAGCAATTGCACTCAATGCCGATGGATTATTAGATTGTGTCCATGTAGGAGCGGTCCCGCTATTCGTGTTAATAAGACTAGCAGCTCCTATATGAGCAGCAAAGTCAGCGGGTGAGTACGTTGTGATTGCCGAAGGCAACCCAGAAGCATCTATCTGATAAATAGCATCATTTGTTCCGATAAGAGTTAAAGCAACTCCGGCACAAGATGTACAATTTGAGGACTGATCTCTTTTACCCACTACATCAAATGCAATAGACGCTGCGCTAAAGGAGTACTCAGTTGCACTAACTCGCCAAATATGACTCGTAGCATCAGTACGAGTTACTGTAATAGAAGTTTTACCACTTACACTTGATAATGTATAACCGCAATCACTTCCAAGAGGAGCAGCATCTTGTCCAGCACAAGCATTTCCTGCAAGGGCACCAGAATTGACAACATAACTACTGCTCCCGTCACTGATAGCAGTAATATATTCACCATTCGCGGCTATGACAAGTCCTACAATAATTAGATCATTGTTACCAGTACTTGATACTGGTAGATTACAAGTTTGGTTTGTACTTGTACAAGCTGCTGAACCTATTGTGTGCTGGACTACTCCCCATGTCGCCCAAGATGGGCAAGATAAGCATAACAATACAACAATTGTAATAAAATATTTCATTAGTATGTATACTCCACAATCATAACAATACTAGTACTATGAGTATCAATTGACCCCATTACAGGAGTTATACCAGTACCAGTAAGCCAACTAGTATTTGTAAGTGTAATAGATGAACTATAAGCCAAACTACTACCACAAGTAAGTGGAGTACCATTACCAATTGTCGTACCTGTTCCCGCCGCTCCCATAGTTGGGTTAACAGTTATCGTACTAGATACATAATCACTTCGGCATTTAACTGCTGTAATAGTCCGTGGTACACCGGAATCATTGAAACATGAGTTATTCGCTATGTAATCATCAGTCGCCTGTAAAACATTAGAAGTTGCTGTGCCTCCCCATACTTCTGAACAAAATCCTTTTGTGTATTGTGTTGGTAATGTATAACTATTCGAAGTCCACAATACTACTTCAAAGTTTGCACCATCAAAAATAAGATGAGCACCAGACGGAGCAGAAGCTGAGGAAGCAGGAATATTTACATTAGCAACTGTTCCATTTAAATTCACGCCAGAAGG